TTTAGATTTACACAAGTAGATGGTTCAACATATACAATTAGTGGAACAGATTATACCGTTCCTGCTTTTGGACAAAGATTAGTAGGTGATTTAGAAACAGTACCTAACCCAAGTTTTATAGGTAGAAAATTAAATGATGTTTTCTTTCATAGAAACAGACTTGGTTTTTTAGCAGATGAAAATGTAATCTTTAGTAGAGCAGGAGAGTTCTTTAATTTCTTTCCTGAAACTATTACACAAACTTTAGCAACAGACCCAATTGATGTTGCAGGTACACACACTAAAGTTTCTATTTTACGTCATGCCATTTCGTTTGATGAAGAATTACTTTTATTTTCAGACCAAACACAATTTATATTAACTGGTGGAAACACTTTAACTTCGGAGAATGTAAGAATAGATGTTACAACAGAATTTGAAAATGATAAAGATGTCAAACCTATCGGAGCAGGTTCTAACGTCTTCTTTGCTTTCCCTAAAGGTAATTTTACAGGATTTAGAGAATTTTTCATTGCGTCTGACGCAGATACAAAACAAGCTGACGACATTACTGCTAATGTGCCTAAGTTTGTTCCTTCTAACGTCTTTAAACTTACTAGTGCTACTACTGAAAATATATTCGTAGCATTAAGTTCTGACGAAAGTAACGCATTATATATTTATCAATATTATATCTCACAAGGCCGAAGACTACAAAGTGCATGGAGTAAGTGGACTTATGGAACAACTTCAACAGATAATATTCTAAATATTGATTTTATAGAAAACGAATTATTTATTGTAAATCAAAGAGCAGATGGTGTTTACTTAGAAAAAATAGATGTATCTCCTGCAAAAGTAGATACAGGTGAAACTTATCTAACACACTTAGATAGAAAACTTAATAACACACAAATTACAGAAAATTATAATTCAGGCACAAACCAAACTACAATTACACTTCCATACACAATAAATAATACTATGAAGGTCGTAGGTAAAAGTGGTGCATCTAATAAAGCAGGACAAGAAATTACAACTGTATCACAATCTGGTACAAGTATAGTTGTTACTGGAGATATTACTGCACAGAATTATTTTATAGGTGAACAATACGAATTTAAGTTTACGTTTTCACAACAGTTTATACAAACTGCTGACACACAAGGTTCAAGAATATCAGTTAAAGAAGGAAGACTACAAATTAGAAACTGGAATGTAAGTTTCAATGATACAGGATTTTTTACTACAGAAGTTATTCCTGTAGGTAGAGACACATCAACAACTACATTTACAGGAACGATTACAGGTTCAGGTCTACTAGGTACTGTTAATTTAGAAGATGGAGATTACACTTTTGCTGTGCAATCTGAAAATGACAAACTAACTGTTACAATTAAAAACGACAGTCATTTACCATCAAACTTTATTAACGCTAGTTGGCAAGGATATTATGTCACTGCAAGTCAAAGAGTTTAACGGTTTTAGAGAAAGTAAATTTACTGATGTAGAATATCTACACACAAGATTACGAAAAGCTGATAAACAAGAAATTGTAGCAAACAGTGGTCAAGTACCTTATCAAGCTTTGTTAAGAGGTTTCTTTCAATCAGAGGTGTGTTTTACAATAGTCGATACTAAAGATGTTCCAGTAGGAATGTTTGGTGTTGGTAAAGAAGGAGCTATATGGTTATTAGCTTCTGATGATATTTACAGAATACGTTTTTCTTTTCTAAGAGAAAGTAGAAAAGTAATTAATTTTTTAAACAAGAAATATCCAAAACTTTGGAACTATGTAGATTGTAGAAATGACTTACACATACGTTGGTTAAAATGGTGTGGGTTTACGTTTCTACAAAAAATTCCTTATGGAGTTTTACAAAAACCATTTTATGAATTTATAAAAATATGTGCGACCCAGTAACAGCAGTAGCAGTAGCTAGTGCAGGTCTCCAGTATCAAACTGGAAAGGCACAACAGAAAGCTAATTTTATTGCACAAAAAAGGCAAAACGAAATTGCAAAGAACAATGCAATAAGAAGATATGCAAGTGAACAATTAAAAATTAGACAACAAATAGAACAAACAAAAGACAAAGGATTTCAAGCAACATTAAAAGGAAGAAAAGCTCGTAGTGAGTTTCGTCTTAGTGCAGGTGAAGGTGGCGTTGCAGAAGCAGGTTCTATTGTAGGTTTATTAGCAGATTACTATAGAACAGAAGGTAACTACAAAACTTCTTTAGCTAACAATTTAAATATAAATATTTCACAGTTTGAAAGAAATATGGAAGCAATTCAATTTGGACAAGAAGCACAATCTACTTATGTTCAACCACCAAATCCTGAATTGTTATTCTTGTCATCAGCTTTGAATGTAGCTGATGTTTACACTACACAAAGAGCAAAAAAACAAAAACTAGGTTTAGACCCTGACCCTACACAATATCCTAACCCTTCACCTGATGCAGATAGATAATGGCAAAAAAACGAACAGCACCAAATCTTAATTTAACACCTGAATTAACACAGGTTTTATCTTCAGACTTTAATTTATTTTATACACCTGAACCTACACAACAAGACCCTGCTGTTAAAAACTTTACTAAATCTTTAGACGCTTTTGTTAGAGGTGGTTTATCTGACATCGGTATAATGCAGGAAGTCAAAAAAAAGAATGTTAATGAAGCAAAAGCTATAAAAGATTATGAAACAAATAGAGACAATTTTAGAAAAAAAGTTGAAGAAGGTGAAATACCTAAAGAAGCAAACCCTTACTATATAGAAAAAGCACAAGAATTATATTTAAATTCAAAAGCACAACAATTTAAACAAAAAGTTTTTCAAGAGTATGCAAAACAACAAGTAGCTGATAATAATAAAATTGGTAGTTTTGATGCCTTTTACAAAGATGAATTAAAAAAGTTTGTTAATGAAAATCAACTAGGTGTCTATGACCCAGTTAAATTAAACAAAGGTTTCTTCTCTAAAACTTCAGGTACTAAAAATGATTTAGGTCAGGCTCATGCACAAACACAATTAGCTAAAGTAGGTGCAGAGTTTGAATTAAGATTTAAAGAAAATTTACAATTAATTTTTACTAGCGAAAAACCTATTGAACAAAAAGGTGCAGAAATATCCGCTTTCATTTTAGATGCAGTTAAAAATGGTTCAGGTAAACTGACCACAAGACAATTGTTACTCGATAGTTTGAAAGAGTATGCTACAACAACAAGTGATTTTGAAGGTGCATCACGTTTAGTTAGAGAACTTCCAAAAAATATTAAAATAGGAACTGATGTTTTATTTAATGTAAAAGCATTAGAAAATGATTTTAATGAAATCAAAGACGCTGTAGACGAAAGACAAGACAAAAGAGAAACAGTTCAAAATAGTAGAGCAAAACAAAAAGTTTATAGAGAAAGCAACATTGCCTACGATAGTCTCGATACGTTTGACAATATAGAGGATTTTAGAAAAAGTGATACATATAAAAAACTATCAGCAACAGGAAAGAAAAATGCTGAGAAAATATATGCAAATCATTTTTCAGGTTACGCAGAAAAAACTAATGGTGAAACAAAAACTGAATTATTAGATATAATAAAAAGAAATGAATATCTTAAAGCACAAGAATATTTAATAGATAATCAACAACAATTTACTGAAAAAGAATTTGTTAAATTTAGAAATGTTATTGCTATAAATGAAGCAACTAAAAAAGATGGTTTATTAGAACATAGATTATTTAAAGCGTATGAAAGTGATTTATCAAACAGAATACAAACAACTTCAAAAACTATAGGCGTATCAACAGTATTAAATCAAGGTTTAGTAACCCAGTTTGAAGAAGATGCTAAACAATGGTTAGCTGATAATCCTATAGGTGGTGATAAATTTAAAACTTTTGAAGCTCGACAAACAGCTTTTATAAAATACGTTTCGGAAAGACGAGAAGATTATCTAAAATATATTCAAACTAATAGTTTCAAAACAACAGTACCTACTAAAGCAGAGTTAGAACAAAAAGCTAGTGAAGGTGGTACAACTGAAACTTCAGATAAAACAACTAAATCATCAAGTAAGACAGAAAAATTTGACCCTGATAAATTACCTAAAAAGAAACTAAATAGAAAAGAAAGACGAGACGCACCACGTGAAGACCCTGAATTAAGTATTAATTTAAAAGATGCTGTGATTATACCGTCTAATCTAAAAGGTAGAGAAAAAGCTAAATTTATTAAAAATAATAAAAACGCTTTATCACAAGAAAATTTTGACAGAATTTCTAAAAAGCAAGAAGAAAATAAGGAAGATAATGAATGATTACTAGAACTGCACCAAATGGTACTGTAATTGAATTTCCTGAAGGAACTTCAGAGGAAACTATTCAAGAATATTTAAACTTACCTGAATATCAGCAAGAACAACCAGATAAACCTATTATTACAAATCAAGATACTTCTACTGTTACTGAAAATTCCGGCACAGCTTTACAAGAAAAAGAACGAGGTTTTTTTACAGACGTGCCATTACAAATCATAGGTGGAGTTAGAGACAGCGTACAATCATCTATAAATCTTGTAGACCAAATAGGTGACACTTTAGGAGTAGGCGACCCAAATAAAGCCTTATTTACATTACCTGAAGTTGATGCACCTGATACTGTCGCAGGTGGTTTAGTTAGAGGTGTATCACAATTTGCAACTGGATTTATTGGTGTAGGTAAATTCTTAAAACCGGTACAAGCATTTCAAAAACTAGGAGCTACAACAAAAGTCGTTACAAAAGGTGCAGTTGCAGACTTTGTAGCGTTTGATGAAAACTCAGGTCGTTTTGTAGATATGGTTAATGAACACGCACCTAGTTTAAGTAACCCATTATTTGATTATTTAGCTTCTGACCCTAAAGATACTTTCTGGGAAGGGCGTTTAAAAAATGCAATTGAAGGTGTTGCATTAGGTGGTGTTGCTGAAGGAATATTTAGAACTGCAAGATATATCAAACAAAAGAACGCAGAAAAATATTCTAAAATAAAACCTAACCAAAAATTATTAGACGAAGATAGAAAATTCTTAGAAGGTTTTGACGAAAATGTTACAAAATTTGAACCAACAGTTATTCCTAAAAAATCAAAAGAATTACTAATAAAAGATATTGAAGATACTTTTGTAGCTAATTTTAGAAAAGCACAAGGCAAGAAAAATAGAAAAGAGTTTGAACAATCTTTAAATTTAGATGAAGGTTTTGATTTAGGTTTTAATGCAAGACAATTAGTAGATTTAGATAAAGAAGGTATCTTAACTTTAAAAACATTAATACCTATTGTTAGAAAAAAATTAAAAGAACAAAAACAAGTTATACCTCTTAAAGT